TACCTCCTCGATAAGCCACACGAAGAAGTCGTGGACGAGGCGCAGATCTTGGTAGCCGAACTCACGCCCCTGCGTCAGCCAGCCGATACTCCCCTGCTCTATTCGAGCTACGCCGAGCTGGTACTGCACTTGGCAAAACCAGTGCTTCGGCAAGTCGTCGGCGTCGATCGTCTTCTGTGTCGTCTTGCACTCGAGGATGCCCGTAGCGGTGTGCGTGTCGTCGAGCCAGTAGAGGCGGTCGGGTGAGACACGGAGGAAGGGCTTAGCGTCGTCGACGATTAGCCAGTCACCCTCGGAGGAGAGGTCTACCTCCCTGCCCGTAGCATCCTCCCAAAACTTCGCCACCGCAGGCTCGAGGATATGCCCAGCACGCATCGCGAAGTTCTCCTCTATGGGAGGATCGATGCCCACCTTTCGTCGCCATAGCTGGTACGGCGTCTCGAAGGGGTTGAGCCCTACTATCGTAGCCACCTCTGACGAGCCTATGCCTGAGCCTCTGTATTTGAGCCACTCCTGATGGTCTTTTGGCCGTATGATTGTTGTGCTCATTTTGCCTCGGTGGGGTTATGCCTTACGAAACCAAATACCCGACGCCTTCATGTACTCCGCTAGGGCGACGAGTTGTTCGCGCGTGCCTCGCACTACCATCGTACGCTCGAGGATCTCTGGAACGACTACCTCTGGAGCTTCGGTTGTAGGTGCTTGCGAGGCCGTCGGTGCGACATACTCCTGACGCGTGGCCTGCGCCTCTGACTCGGCCTGCTTCCTAGCCTCCGAATCTTGCAAGCGCTTGCGTGCGTCTTGTAGCTCTGTCGAGTAAGCTAGTGCTCGGGTTATGTCGAGGTTATTGAGGTAGTAGGCTCTAATGACCTCTCGGTCTTGCTCGGGGACTACGTTGAGGGCTTCGAGGTCGGCCTCGATCTTGAGCAGGCGCTGCCCCATTTCCTTGTCGATGGCGGGCAGTCGCTTGCTCTTGTTGAGCCACCGCTCATCCCATACGGCAGATAGGGGGATTAGAGTGATATTTTTGCTTGCCCATAGCTCCTCGATAGCGGCGCGCTTCTCGGCCTTCGCCTTGCTCTCTACGCCCTTGACCACTGCGTCGATCTTTGCACTTCCTTCAGTTATCATCCTGACCGTTTCTCCGATGATCCCCTTGAACTCCTGGAACGGTGCACTCCACTCGCGCTCGATCTGGATACGTTTGTCATTAAGCTCCTTCGCAGCCTTGTTGAGGATGGCTCGGTCGGCCTTGGCTTGGTCGACATTCTCCACGGAGTAGTTCTCGGGTGTGTAGCGCTCGAGCGTCGCGGCGACGTGGTCGCGTAGTTGCAGGGCGTTCGTCGTGAGTGTTCCGAGCGTCAGCTCTCGTACGTCGAGCGCGAGGTCTTGTTCGTTCAGTGGCTGTATGGCCGTTGTCATTGTTGTTTCCATTGCTATTCGCTTTTTACTTGGTTGATTACTAGAGGAGTGTGTCGTCGCTCTGATCTCCCGCTGGGAAGATTTCACCTGTCTGGTCGTCGACCAACTCGGTAGGTGCTACGGCCGTCGCCCTGGCCCTTGCCATCGCTTCGGCCGCCTTGGCCTGAGGAGCCCCTGCGTGGACCTCCTCCGCTACCACGTCCTCGACGTGCGTGTCGTTGTCGACGTATTGCGGTGCGCCGTCCTGGGTGCTAAATACGGCCTGGTCCGATGCGATCGCCTGCTGCATCTCTACCGATAGGATGCCAAACCCAGAGAGTAGTCTCTTAAGGACTGTCTTGCGCGCCATCGCGTCGAAGTGCTTCGACCACTGCGACGACGTCCAGCCCTTGTCCTTGTCCGCCTTGTACGTCTGCGAGTACTCGTAGGCGTGTGCCTCGACTTCCCCCTTGGTCATGTAGAGCGTTTTTTCGAAGCCATTCGTTAGGCGGATGAATGCGGCATAGCCTACTGTGGGGAGAGTCTCTCTGCTCTGGCGCGCCTCGAAGCGCATCTCTCCGGCCAACAGGTCGAAGTCCTTGAGCTCTCCCTCCTTAATTTCTGTTACGTTGATCGTTCGGTATTGTCCGGTTCGGATAGCCATCTGGATGAAGCCTTTAGCCCCGATCTGGAACTGCGCCTCGGTCTTCCCCGTCTTTCGGTTTTGGTACGGGATAACGTACGCAAAACCGAGGTTTGGATCGAGCGGCAAGTCTAATACCGTCGCCTTGATCCCGGCGTAGATGATGCTCCGTGGATCGCAAGCCTGTAGCGCTGTATTGTTCGCTACGAGTGAGGAGATGTTGTTGACGAACGAGTTCTTTTTGCTCATTAGCACCCTCTCGAGGTAGGTCTGTGTTTGAGGGCTGTGAAGCGTGTCGTCGAACTGCTTGAACGTGCTTACTTGTAACATTTTCGTTTTCGTTTTTAGGGGTTATATGCGTGATGCTTGAATGCGATTTGTGCGGCGTCTTGCCGTGTAGGTGTCCGCCTCGGCGGAGATCTCGTCTCCCGTCTTAACCTTAGTCTCGAGTAGCCACTCCTCCAGCTCCGCTTTGCGGAAGTATAGGCGGTTACCTCGTTTGTAGTGGGGGATCTTCCTCTCGCTCGTGAGGCGGTAGATACGCCCTACGCTAAGGCTCGTAAACGTCGAGGCCTCCACCGCGTCGAGGATCGTCTTAGCGCTTATCCTCGTGAGTGTCTCGATGCGGTCAAGCCGCTCGGCTATTGCTTGATTGTCCATTGCTTCAGCGTCGTGGTTGTTAGTAGATGATGCCTGAGCGGTATGCGGCACGCCCAGCCACAACAGCGGCGACTAAGAGGGCTACTCCGGCAGCTTTTATTGCGAGCCATTCGGCTAGGGTAAGTGGCACGACGGTGTCGGGGGCTTCGTCTCCAGCCAGTAGGGCTAGGCCTGCAAGACCGATGATTGCCACGACGGCCTCTACGGCTATTCTCAGGAGCTTTCCCCGGTTGTTGTGCTTGTGTTCGTTTGTCTTCATCGTTTCTCGGTGTTTTCGAGCGCCTCCATACGGCGGCGGATCGTGTGGATAGTGTTCTTAGAGTGGATGCCGTACTTGTCGCACAGGTAGCTATACACGCCTACCTTGCGTACTCCTTCGCCTTTCGTCAGCTTCTTATAGTCGGCGTAGATGCGCTTATCGCGCTCGAGCCGCTCACGCTGGTAGGGTGTAAGTAGTTTTTTGTCCATACTATTGCGGTACTTATTTGTATCTTTGTTCGTGGTACTTTTTAGTACCCACTGCAAAGGTAATACAAAATGCACTACTTGCAAATAGCGGTACGTTGTTTTGTTTTACTTGGACTTGATAAAAGGCTGGTTTATGTCTAATAATCAAAGACTTGCGCTGATTTACGAGGCGCTGAAAAAATCCCAGAAAGTGCGCAATCAGTCGCACTTTGCGAGCCTCGTCGGGGAGAAGAGCAGGGGCAATCTGTCGAATTATCTATCGGGATCTAAGCCTCTCGGCGATGACCTTGTAAAGCGTTATGTATTATCCCTCTCGGAGGCTATGCCCGAGTTGTCGCTCGACTGGCTAAGTACTGGGGAGGGTGATATGATACGCGCGTTCCCCGCTCCCGCGCACGTAGAGGACAATCCAGGGACGTCACTACCCGATATAGGACGACGTACCGACGTATGGGTAGGGAAGGACGATCGCGTCTATTGGACGGAAGCCATACAAGTAGGCGACGAGGAGGACTACCAGCGTGCGACGCAGGAGGGCGTTAAGCTCATCCCCGAGTTCGCCGAAGCCTTCCGTGGTGGCACGACGGGCGAGGCCGATGAGCTACGCACCGTCGATACCTACTGGGGACTACCCGACGTCGACGGCAATATGGTCGTGCCTATCCGAGGAGACTCGATGGCGCCACGCTATCCCGCTGGCTGTCGTGTTGTCCTTAAGCCCTATCCCTTCAACCCCCGACGCCCACTGCTCCTGCCCTTCGGCGAGGTCTTCGCCGTGGCCGTACGGCAGGAGGATGGCTACCCGCCGACGCACTACCTAAAGAAGATACACCGCCACCCAGACAAGGCGAAGGAGAATGACTACTACATCGCTCGGAGTTTTAACAAGGAGTACGAGGACTTCGAGATACCTATCAATGATATATGCTTCCTATCGGCGGTCGTCGCTAAGATAGACCTCGAGCACACCTTCACGTTCTAACTCATCTAACCGTTTCCGATTTGGAAACACTTGCCCTCAATACACCTATGAAAAAAATTACCCTCTCCCTGCTCGCTCTCGCGCTCCTCAGCGCACCCTCGCTGACGTCGTGTAAGAAGGACAGTCCCGCCGAGGTCGTGAAGCCCTCGAGCCGTATCTCCAGCGTCGCTCGCACGCTGTCGGGTGCGTTTCACGGCGAGCAGATGGCCTCACCCTCTACGTTCGCTAAGCCCATAATTGAGTGCGAGGATCTGGTCTTCACGCCATATCCGTCACCCGTGGAGAAGTTCTATCAAATCGGGGCTGAGACATTCCAAGCGTTCGGCACGGTAACATCAGAGAACTATCTAAAGATCGACGGCGTCGCTAAGCCTTCGATCATTAAGTACGACAACATATACGGGCTGCACGAGGAGGACGGGAAGGTCTATTTATCGATCTACCGCCTCGACGTCATCATGAAGGATATTCTCGCCGAGAAGAAGGCGCGCGTAATTACCGACGTCACCTCCGACGGCTTCAAGCTCCTACGCTTCGAGGGCGCGACCTCCGCGTCTGATAAGATGGCGTTCACACGCCGATAGGGCCATGAAGGATCGAATACAGGCTATCATAGACTACAAAACGGGCGGGCGCATCGGTGCATTCGGCGCGCTCCTCGGATGGTCGCCTCAGTATCTCAGCAAGCTGCTGCGTGGCGATAGCATAGGCCTCACCCCAGTGAGGGCTATACTGGAGGCCTGCCCCGAGATTAACGCACGCTGGCTGATCCTCGGCGATGGTAGGATGCTCGAGGACGCACACGTAGCCACACTAAGGAGCGAAGCAATGGCTCATGCCCGCTCTCTTATAGAGCTGGACAGATACGTCGGAGTGATGACTCCGTACGACCTCGCACACCTCGAAAGCTCACTAGCATCGGGGCGTACACCTATATTTAACGACGACGACATAGCTCGCTGGGAGGCTCTCCGGTCAAGCTCAGATAGACATACAGCCTCTGAGCGCGCACTAGACGCGTCAAAGAAAGCACGGTAGACATTATGCAGTCCGACGACATGCAGGCTATTACGCGTCGGTTCTTCGAGGCACTAGCACGCCTCAAGGCCGACGGTGCTATCCGAGGCAAGAAGACGTTCACCGACCGATTCGAGATAAATCGGTGGAACTTAAATTCGGTCGAGAAAGACCCGACCTCCGGCCGCGCGCCTGCGACGTGGCTATCGTACCTCGTCCTCGGATATGGTGTGTCAGCCGACTGGCTACTCACCGGACGCGGAGACTTCTACGGAGGAGGGAGTTGCTCAACGTAATACATTTTTGTGTATCTTTGTAGCGTAAATAAATCGCTACAATTATGAGAGAACGACTACGCGCCTATATACGCGAAAAGGGTATCACCGAGTACCGCTTTTTAAAAGAGGCAAAGCTATCCCTAACCTTCTTCACCTCCAACGCCCTGGGCGTCAGAGCCCGCACGCTTGTCAAGATCGGCGAGGCCTTCCCCGACCTTAACATCGACTGGGTGACCACTGGGGAGGGGGCAATGCTTAGATCCTCGGGCGACACGGTCTCCTTGGCAGAGCACCTAAGGGTAATCCGCCGAAAGGATGAGGAGATCGCCAGGCTGAGGGGGCGACTACAGGAGGCGAAAGGGCGTAGGTAGACGCCCTCCAATCGAACCATCCGGATATTCCGGATAGTTACCTCCCCCACCCTATCAAAAAAAGTTTCCCGAAGTTTTGGTAGTACACAAAAATGTATTACCTTTGTAGTGTGAAAGGGGAACAACAAAGCCCCGAAGCAAAACGAACAGAACAGCAACTAAAAGCAACGAAAGAAAATGGAAACGAAGTTCAATCTCGAGTTCAACAACCTACTCCTCATCGGTCGCCAATCATTCGAAGGCCTTAGCCTCACGATCAAGTCGGGTATGCCAAAGGAGGCAAGCGAAGAAGAGATCACGAAGACGCTCATCTCACTCGCACACAGCATGCAGAACCTCTTCCCCATGGAGGCAAAGAAGGAAGATTGTCTCACCATCGGCGTACAGTCTGATGAACTGCATGAGATCTATGAATGCCGAGTAAGATGCCGAGTAAGAAGGTGTGACGAAGAAGGCAGCTGGACGTACGGAGGCGACCTGAGAGTTAGAAGATACGTAGCTGGCAGCGACGTTCACACGGAAAAGGTCTACTTCAGCGAAAACTGCAGGAAGTTCGGATCGACCATCGAGTTCTCCCGCCCATTCGGCGCAAGCGCCCTACCAGCTGGCGAAGATTTTTAACAGCTGTAAACTAACGAAGATAAAAGCTCCCCGACTATCTAGTGTAGTCGGGGGAGTCTTTTTTGTCTATTTTGGTGTGCGTTTGTTGCTCGGTGCGTGATTCGTGTGTAGCAACGCATTGCAGGTCATTAGGTTATGTGCGACGTGTTACATTCTGCATCGGCAAATAAAGTAAGAGACTATAGTTACAATTTACGTACGATGTCTGCTATTGCCTCATCACATTCTTGTTTCCTCCGAGCATTAACCTGGGTATCCTTACCTTGGATTGTGTGTCTACCAGATTTTAGGTGCGAAAAAGGTGTCGCTTCAGCAAAAGCAACAACACCAGCTGTTTGAAAGTCTCTAACATTTACAACCCCTTGACTAACCGTAGTAAATGAGAAGTAAGTAGGATTGGACTCCAAGACCGAATTTAGTTCCTTATCTATAGACATCAAGACCGAATTATAAGCAGAGGCAGAACCCATGTACTGCGTTATTCTGTTCTTTAGAATCAAATGTACTTTAGGGAGCATCATGCCTGCTTCTTTTAGTTTTGCACTAAATGCATACTGAGCATAAATCTGAGAATTACCTCCTAAATCTATGCCATAGACCAAAGAAAAGACATTTTGAAGGGCCCGTCTAGAACTATCATCTGCCATAACAGGAATAATCAATCTCTCTGCTGTTGCGAGAGCGATCTGCGTATACATGGAGAAACTCGGATTAGTATCTATAAATACATCTCCTTCAGAATTTTTATCTAGCCATTCTCCAACAAAATCATTAAGCCAATTAATGACCTGAATATAAGAGTTAACCCCTGGGATTTGAGTTATAGATAGGGCTGATATTGCGTTAGATTGCAACTCGATTGATTTATCCCCTGCAACTAGTTCAATATTAGCGGGAATGTTGGCATTATAATGATTGGGAGTTACGATAAATTGACCTACATCAATACTTGGCTTCTGGTAGGGACTCGGCAGTCGCTTAAGGAAATATCCACCAATTGATATAGATGTATCAGCTTTGTATAGTTCCTCTAGCTTCATGCCTCCGTTTCCGACTAATCCACCCATGAATAATTCTGATAGATTTGCCTGAGGACATAGGTCTAAGACCAAAATCTTTTTGGCAGGATTCTCGATAGCATATTTTGTGATTGCTTGAAATGCGAGGCTAGTCTTCCCCGTACCACCCTTATTATTCCAAAATGCGTACTTCATAACTCTTTAAAATATTGAATTAGGCTGTTTCTATGTAAACTAAACCTATTTCTATTTATAATTCGGCGTAATCAACGTTACGAATGGCTAAAGATTCCCCATCCAGTCATCCTAAAGACATAAGTTACCCTAGCGCAGACTAAGCATGTTCCTCAAGAAAGCTTTCAAGGGCTATTTAGTCTTTCAGATAAATGGGACAGGGGCTCTAGATTTATCCAGAAACAGGACATCTGTCTATTTTACTCATTGGAAATACGAATCTATTACCGAGCTAAGGTAGCCATATTTTCTTTAGTATGCAAACATTCTGTGCACTTCCTACTGGAATCTCCCCTGCTGGGACTCCAACATAACCTAACGAGAATATGACTAGCACCCAGCGAGAGATACCTACTAGCAAGACCCCCGAGTGGGGTGCTCCCGAAGCTCCTAATTTCACTGCGATGCCAGAGGATATCCTACACACACCTCAATGAAAGCGGTGCTCACCATTAGAGATTATATACGGTGGTATGCGGAGATGATACCCTGACGATCTGCAAAAGGACACTCTGGGATTGAGCTCACAGGAATAGGCTCTTAGAAGTAAATGCCCCCCTCCTATGGGTCCTTGAGAGCAGTGCAAAAGAGGAGCTATAATAGATTGCTTGTTACCCATGATGGAGTACTTTTACGACCTATGGTAGGTCTCATTATAGGACTAACAGAGCTTGCTCAGGGTACGCCTAGCTAGTAAGTGGAATAACATTTGAGGGCGGAATGTGCAAGTAGGGGATCTATCCATCCCTACTTGGTGCATTGGGTGAAAAGCACTATCTTTGCGCCAGCTTCAAGACAAAGGTATTACCCAAGTTTCATGAGGCTAGACCAACGGAGAGATGGCAGAGTGGTCGAAT